ATGTTCTATATCCACTTCTCATTCTTGAAATCTTACTAGGATCTGCCCTAAGTGCATTAGTATATCCAAAAGGACCGTATATTGGAGCACCATCTAATGCCCAACCTATGATTGGAGAATGTAATGTAGGATCTGAGAAATCAAACCTTTCTCTTGGAGGTCCTAGTAATGTTAATTTCTTAGCAATTTTACTCTGACCATCTTCTTGAATAACTCTATCACCTGATAAAAATAATCCAGTACGTGTTTCATAATATGATGCAATTTGTGTATCATCAAAGTTATTAAGAAGATCCCATTTAGTTACTGTTGGTAGTAATATATCTCCAGAACCTGGTTCTTCAATACTCAAGGTTACGCCAAGATCTGAATAGTTTATACCTTGGTTTATAACCTTTAATACAGTAATAGAACCTGCACTCATGGTAGGTACAATAACAGCACCACTTCCAGTACCAGCATTATCACTGATTGTTATCATTGGAGGACTATTATAGTTGTTTCCACCATTGATAACTGTTGCTTGTATAATTTTACCATTAGATACAGTTACGAATCCAGTAGCACTACTACCTTTTACTAATTCGTAAGTAGGATCTAGTTTATATCTTTTACCTGGATTTGTAACATTGACTTTTCTAATAGAACCTGTTACAAAAGCACTCAATATAGCATTTTCAACTACACCAGCTTGTTGATTCATTACTGGGGTAATTCTTATAGTAGGTTGTTTAGTATAACCCTTTCCAGCATCTAAAATTCTTATTTTTGTGATTGCTCCACCAACTACAATTGGTTGTACTAAAGCTGGTGAAAAATCAAAACCTGTATACTCAGTATCAGTAGGATCTTTAATAATATCAATACTAATGTTATTAGGATATCCTAAACCACCCTTTTCAATATAAACCTCTTTTAAACTTCCATCTACAACCAACTCTGCTGTAGCTTGTTCTCCTTCAAAACCAGTTGCTCCTGATGTAGGTACTATTGAAAGATCTGTTCCATCCTCATCTCTAGGTACATCAATAACAATTCTAGGTGGATTATTGACATTATAATGAGTTCCACCAGATTCTATACCAACACTCTCTATTTTACCTCTTGTTATCGTTGTAGCACTCTTCCAACTAAGAATAGCAGTTCCATCTATCAAGAATCCTACAGGTTCATTTGTTGGTATAGTTTCTTTACTTCCTTCTGGACTACGTTGGAATGTTCTAGGGAATTGTCTAATATACTTTCCATCTTCAAGAAAAACTTCAGATGGTATAAGATCTGTATCATTTTGTGGATCTCTAAAGAAGTTATAGTCAGGAATACTAGATGTATAAACATATGTTGAATTATCCTCATACCAAACAGTATTGATGCCTGTTAAGAATCCTCTCCTAGTTGTACATGGTATAGTGTCATTAAAATCCCAACTATTGATAATTCTATCATCTACTTCAATAATATCTGATACTTGACCCACATCTCCAACTTGATATGAAGTAAGAGTAGAATCTACACTAAATCCAGCAACACCTGCATATATTACGAAAAATGCGTCTGGTCTACCTTTTACAGTTGCCAAAGATGCAGAATCGTAAATTGTTTCACCAATCTTATATCTTGTAGTATTAAAGTTCTTAACTTTAAAATAATTAAGGGTTTTTCCCGTATACTCTACTAAAATCTCACCAATACGTAAATATCCTGTTTCTGGAAACTCATAAGTAGAATCTACAAATAATTTGTCTTCAATTAAGGTTGAAGTGATTTTTGTGAATCTTGTTGGGTTTAAAAGTGCTCCATTTGATAATTCAACTTCATATACTTGACTTGAAGAAGAAAAGACGTTTTCTACGGTCTGAATTGGAAATTCATTACCTCCTTGCATGAATGAATCACCATTAAGAGATCTTGGATCGTAATTATCCAAAGATTCAATCCTAACAATCTCTTTACTCTGATAAGTTGCATTTGAAGCGTCAATTAACGATTCATTGTAATTTTTAAGTTCTGGTTTCTCTTGAAAAAGGAATTTGAAGTAATAATCAATACCTTGAGGTGTTCCTTTGGAAAGATAGAAATCTTTTGCTCTTTTTAGAAGGAAATCAACATTTACAAGGTCTAAATTATCAACTAAGACGTTTGATGGAAAATCTATTAAATATTGCTCTCTAATTTGTTCTAGAAAGTATAGAATGTAATTATATGACTGATTATTGACAATAGAAGCATCTGCATGGTCAGCAGCGACTGTTACAACGTTTGGAGTAAATCCATCAGTAATAGTTAAGGTGTTATATGTCCATCCTCTACTACATTCATTAAAATTAGTTTTATTGTCTGTTGTATGCTCTAATCTCTTATAAAAGATGACCTCAGAATCAATTTTAAGCAGTCCGTTATTTAAGGGGAAGTCAACATGCCCTAAAACTGTAATAGACGTGTCTGAGGCGGTTATAGCACCGTCTAGGGTTGCTTGTGCATCCGCTTCTGTATAAGTATCAATATCTACAAGTTCTGTAAGACCATTTAACAAGTCAAGAGCATTTCCATTAGTTTCTAAGAACCTATAGTAGTCCTTAAAGAAATTAATGAAATTTGGATACTCATTGGACAGATAATCTGGAACCTGCTGTTCAATAGAGTTTGATACTTGTAAAGAATTGAACATTAGCTAGAAACTGGTGTTTGACCTACTCCTGATGTTCTAGATGAAGATGAAATATCATCTAGGATTGTTGTAACTGTAATATCTGAATCTTCTATTGTTAAATAGAGATCTCTCAAGGCAATAATGTCGTTAGATGCAGGAACCATTGATACAGAAATATATGGAGTTCCTCCGACTGTAGAACTTATGTTAATACCATTAATATTTATTTCACCCATCGAATAATCAATAGTTCCGATGTTTTGACTGTAGTATTTCTTCTCACTTCCGTCTACACGGTAAATTGCAATACTGTTTGTACCATATTTCTCCAAATACCAAATATATGACTGATCTTCACCAGTCAACTTAAATCCACTGGATACAAGGTCGGTATTTTGTGAAATTACGTTACCATAACATATTGTGTAAGATGCAAAAACATTAGTCAGTGCTGTAATGTTCTTTTTCATCCGAATACGTGTAATATTGGATGTTATACCGATATCTGCATCATCAATTAGACCAACAAGCTTAGAATACTTAAATTTACCGTTAAATCTTTCTAAATCTGCAGTATTACCGAAATTCTGAATTGTACTCCTTACAACATTGGTAATATTCGCTGCATTTCTGCGTGTATTGTTACTATTAAAGTAAACAAAGGAAGTTATCTCCAAATACAAGAAAGATGGATCTATAACCTCAGGTATAACGCTCAATATGGTATATTTCTTGATTGCCTTCTGTAATTCCTTCTTAGCAGTAGTTGTAAGTGCTTCTGCACCATTAGGTTTTGCTACAATATACACTTTTCCATATTGCGGAGGATTTGCTTCTTCTCCACCATATACAGATAAAGATTGTAAGTTAGGATATAGTTCCGCAACTAAAGTTTCATAATCCCGTACAGTTACGGCTCTACGCTGAGAAGAATAATATCTTGGAGCCAAATATTTGATAGATGTAACGTCTTCTGGATCAGCACCGCCAAAAGCATTAGTAGTTACGGTAATTGTTGGTTGCAAATCCGTAATTGTAGTACTTCCACTTATAATAGTACCTACAAATTCAAAACTACTACACTCATTTGCTAATGCTTTGTTAGTGTTAAGGTATTCAATAGCAATACTATCACCATTTTGTATCTTACGTCCGAATACTCCGTCTCCAAATATAATCTCAAACTGTTCACTCTTATTTTCCTGTACAAAGTAAACTCTATCAGTTGCAGAGATCTCAGTAATGTCTTTTACTGGTCTATATGACAATGGAACACTAGTATCAAAGTGATCTACTATAACTGTAAGTAAATCTATATCTGCATCAGCACTAGGAATGATAAATGACTGTTTTGTAGATGTATCTACTGCATAATTAAGATTTAATAGGTTTCCTTGGTAAATGTCAATGTCTGTAAAGGTAACACGACGAATTCCATTACCATCAATATAGGATTCTCTGGTAACATCTGCTAAAACACTGAAAATGAAAGTTCCATCAGCATTTTTACCAACAAAGGCAGTTCCTTTCTTTAAGGTAAGTGATGACTGTGCAGGTGTTACGACAAAATCCATCGTAATGGTTGCTTTTGCTGCTTTTGCAGACCTTGGGGTATATCCAACTAACTTAGCAAGTGATACTACATTCTCCCTTATGGATGCACTATCAAAAAAGACCTCATTCGCCACCAGGTTGGCGTTTAAGGCACTGTAATAGGTGTTATAGGATAATACATCCAATAACTGTGATAATACCGATCCTTCAAAGTTATAGTCAGTAAAAGTATCAGAAGATCTCATGAACTCCTTCAAACTTGTTTTTACCTCTTCAAAGTCGAGATTAGTTACTTGATTAAAAGCCATTATACTCTTTCTAGTATTAAGTTAAGTGATTGTGGATCTAAAGGTATTCCTATGATTCTATAAAATATGCTTATTCTCAATTCATTTCTATCAATATTATCTTGCACATCCACATCAAGCAATTTTATCCTTGGTTCATATGCATTTAGGGCATCTTCAATAGCAACTTTGATATCATCTGCTGTTGCAAGAGAAAAATTCTCAAATAATGACCCAACAACTGTACTTCCGAAGTATGGACGAAACGCTCTATCACCCCTAGTGGTCAAAACGATGTTTTTCACTGCAAATTTGATCGCTTCAGCGTTCTTCAGCAGTGGTAAATCCTT